GCGTATTAGCAGCTCCTGTAACAGCTACCTTTACCGTTTTCCCCATTGGTTGGAAAGCGATATTGTTAGCCATTTAGAAAATGTCCTTGCCACCAGCATTGCCAGGCTTAGTTGTAGCGGAGTTTTTAGTGTTTTTATTGCCGTCAAAGTTCCATACGGAAACATACCCTGCTGGCATCTTTCCACCTAAAGAAGTGTTAATTCCATTGGCAGATCCATCTCTAGGCAATGGAGGGCGCACAGCAGTAGATGTTTGCTGACTTTTTGACTGCTCTCTTTTATGAGGTGTACCACCTGTACTGCCTTTAGTTGTCGGTTTTAGGCTCATTTTGTTTCCTCTCTTTTACATTGACTATAAGGTAACTGAATACTACAAATATTGCTAGTGTCACCACTCTTTCCCACATGGGATTCCACATTGTCCAACCGCACATCACGCTTGATGCTAGTAGAGCTAAAATTGTTATCAAACGGTCTGTAATGATTCCTAATGCTAGGCGTACCAAGGCTACTGCTTCCATAATTATCCCCAAATGATCTATTCCAGATCACAGTTTAACCTTACTCATCGTTATCATCAACTGTTCCAAATCCTGATCCCCATTCATCGTCAGAAATCTTCTGTTTGAGTTTCTCAATGTTGACGGCACGATCAATAACCTTGCATTTATCAGTCAAAGAAGCAGTTTCATCCGCCATCACTTGTTTTAGCAAGGTGCTGACTGCATCCTCTAAATCGGGGTTAACGCCTTTACTTTTCTTGCTCATTCAAATGCTTTCATTGCGCCATATCCGCCAACGGTAGCCAAAGCACCGTAGCCTAACGCTCTATAAACAAACAACTTAATCTGGTCTTTCATCTGGTTTGCATCACGCACCGTTAACCGTACTTTTTCAATCTGGCGTTGCAATTCACGATATTCCATCTGGTCAATCTGACCATGATCTAACATTCTCTTGGCTAAGTTATTGCTTGCAGCAGTAATCTTGGCTGGATCATTGGCAGCAACCGAAAGATCGGATTCAAAAGTTTGATAATCTTGAACCAATTGTTTTTTCTCTTTAGCAATAGCTTCTTCAGACTTTTTAACTTGTCCAGCAGCGCCAGTACGCTTTTCGTAAGTCCTTAAATCTATTGCATATTTTTCAGCCATTGGCAAAGAATTGGTTTCTCTAAGCATTGCTCTATTTTGACGAATAAAGTTTTCGGCTTCTCTAGCAGTGCCTTTGCCCTCTAATTGACTGGCAAAGTAACGCTTGGCTTCCGCCTCTGCCAATTTGCGATCACCACCAAAAGCATCTACTAAAGCATTGTAGTTTTCTCTTGACTTAAATACTCTGCCTGGAATGTCTTGAGCAGCAACCGTAGCAAAATCAGTTCCTGGCAATTGAGTATCAGTTAAGGCTTTTCCTACTTTTGTTTGAAATACTCTTAATGGCTCAGAATCTTTTTTGTATTGGGTTAAAAACTTTTCAATTTTTGGAGAAAATTCTTTTTGAATAGCCTCAATACGATCAGCAAAACGACCTGCCATTTGTTGGCTAATAGCATCATATCCTTGCGCTGGCACACCATAAGATTTATCACGCAACCACCGTCTTGCATCTTCCAGCCCTTCAAAATTTGCTGGTTTTCTGGATATAACAGTGCCATCTACATCAACAATAGTACGATCCAATATTCCACGAATCTTTTTAAGTTGAGCCTCAAGTTCACCTACAGGAACGCCTGATAAATCCGTTGTAGGATTTTTTATCATGGCATCAATTTCTTGAATGGTGTCCTTATAAGCATTAGTTTGGCTAATATTTTGCCCAGCAGCTTCTTTTTGAAAAGCCTCTCCAAAAGCAGCTTGTTTATTGATCTTAGCGTTAACTTCCCGTTTTGCTTTAAAACTTTCAACAACTCTATTAGCGCTATCTTTAATCTTTGTGCCTATATCTTGAGCAGTTTGAGCAATAGGTTTAAATCTTCCAGCTTCTATCTCAATACTAACGCCTGGCAATGGTTTTAAAGCTATCTCACCGCCTCGGCTTGCTTTTTCCTCTGCTTTACCAGCAATAGCAGCTCTTTGTTCAGCAGCCGTCATTTCTTCGCCAGTAGTTTTAGCAATTTGACCAGCCCTTGTTTCGCCTTTTGCACGCAAATCTTCTGCTAAAGCCTTAGATGTTTTACCTAATGCAAGGCGTTCACCAAGCATCCTTCCGCCTTGAATTGCAGATTTACCAGCTTTATAAGCAGGAAAAGCCGACATTGCAACATCAGCAGCAATGCCTAGAGGTTCGCCTACTTCTTGACCAGCACGATATTGTTTAGCAATAGGAGTTTGTTGCATGATAGAAGGACCGCCACCTTCTCCAGTTAATCCGCTAACCACACCAGAAGCGTAACCTTTTTCTCTTTTAGGCAATGGTGAAGGAAAACCAATAGCAGCTCCGCCTTCCGTTTCAGTCATTTTTTGTTCAGGAATAAGCGCAGCATAAGGATCTGATCCACCAGCATCCTTTTGAGGAATTAGTGATTCATAATCAGCCATTAAAGCTCCTGACCTGTTTGTTCTTTAAACATAGATCTTACTTTTTCTTCTGGAGCGCCTTTAGCAATAGCTGCTTTAGCTTTACTACGCTCTGTATCAATATCAATAGGCTTGTTGGCATCAGTAGGTGGTACTCCGCCAGTGGTAATGTAAGCCTTTTCAAAACCTTCTCTAATTTGCTTAAACCCTGGATATGTCACTTCATTTAAAGCAAGATTATTGTCTAAAGTACGCTTAGATTCAGTTAATCTTGTTTTAAGAGCTTCGGCAGTTAAGCCTTTCCAACCATAAATAGGCTCAAGAATCTCTCTTTCGTTCTTAGTGAGTGATTTACCGCCAGTTTCAAACTCAATAGCCTGTACACGAGCTAACTTAGGACCAAGCTCTGGAAATCTTTGGCGTAAGTTTTGAATAAAATCAGGAGTAAATTTAGTTGCTGGAGTAATAAATTTAGAAATTTGAGGATCTTCCAACAAGGTAAGGATTTCATCAATATTTTTAGATGAAAGATATTTAACTTGATAATCTTGTTTAGTTTTAGCATCTTTAGGCAGCGCACCCTGACCAGAAACGCTGTGTTTAGCAGCTAATTCACGCATTTTCATAATTGAAGCAGATACTTGATGCGCAGTATCAGCAGCAACATCAAGCCTACCTGATTCAATTTGTTGCGCAATGATTCCTGGGTTAGTAGCTGAAATTTCAGCAGCCAACAACAGCGCTGCATCCTTATCTGTTACTCGTAACTTTTGTAATTGCTCTAAGTCTTTTAATAACTTATCGTTAATTGTCTTAATACGAGTTGTTTCTTTGTCAAAGATAGCCTGTTCTTTAGTAAATAAATCTTTACGACCTGATTGCCAACCTTTAAGCATACCGCCCATAGCATTTAAAGAGTTCATAGCAGATAGCTTACCGCCACCACCCAATGCCACGCCCATCGTAGCAATTACGCTAAACAAAGCACCTAAATCCATAGCATTATCTTGAGTAGGTTTAAATTCAGGTGGCTCTACCTCTGCTTTTTTATATGTTTCGTAGTCAGCTTTGTTTTGAGCAGACACGCCCTCTAAAGCCTTGCGTTTTTCTCCTGTTTCTAAAGCAGTTTTTGCAGATTCAAGTTTAATTTTTGCATCGGAAGCCTTTTCTTTAGCAGCTTGTTCTGTTTTTAAGAACGGAAACTGCTTAAAGTCAACGCCAATAGCTTTTTCTAGCTGTGGATTTAGTGCTTGTTCAATCTCAGCCATTATTTAATCCCCTGAGTTTGCAATGCAGGTGCAGCAGGAATGTAACCAGTTCCACCCGCAGCAATACTAGCCAATTGAGCATAGAAATTGTTGGTAGTAGTTTGTAATTGTTGATCCAATTGCAATCCAGATTTAATAGCGCCCAAAGTAATGTTGTCACCAATCTGCATGATCTGCAAGCCATATTTGTACTGGTTATCAATCAATGACTGATACAGATTAGCGATTTGATTAGAGGCTTGCTGTGAACCTACACCACCACGATTAGCAATACCTTGATTAACTTGGGCTTTTGCAGCATCTAAGGCTTGTTGGCTTGCGGGACTTAATGTGCCTTGTTGCGCTTGAGCAACTAATTGCTGACCTTGTTGGGTATATGGCTGTGCAATAGCTTTTTGTTCGGCAGTAGCAGCTTGTGTTTGTGCGCCAGCTTTACGAGCTTGACTTGCACCAAAAGCACCTAATCCCGCAGTTAAACCTAAACGGGACAATGTATTAACGCCTTTTTCGCTAGTTAAATATTCTTTCAATTTATCTAAAGTGCCTGGTTTATCTGTAGGAGCTGCTTGTTGTTCTGGGCTTACAACGCCAGGACTTGTAGGAGTAATTGTTGGAGATACCGCTCCAGTAGGAACTATTTGTTGTAATGGAGTGCTAAAAGTTTGACCAACAGTTTGTCCAGAAGAGGTTAAAGTGTCATACCCTGCGTTTCCAGCAGGACTTACAGATGGAGCATACGCATCACCACCAGGCTGATAAGAAGGACCTACTTGTATAGGCACACCAGTATCAGCTTGTGTAGGAGTAAATTGACCTTGTTGATTAACAACATCATAAGTTGGTGAAGCGGGTTCTGGAGGGCTAAAGTCATAAGAGCCTGAATCTTCATACTCAGGAAGTCCAGTATCAGGATTAACACTACCAGATCCACCCCGTCTTTTAAGAAGGGCAGCTTCTTTAGGGGTAATGTGGGCAAGCATAGTGTCTTTGCCACGACCTTTAGCCCGTAGCATTTCAGCCAATGCTGGCAAATCCATTCCCAACGCTTTAGATAAAGCCATTATTAACTCCCTGTTTCGTCTTTTGTTCTAAGTGATGCAAGATTCCATACGGGTGCGGTTGTTTTCTCGCCACCTCCAGGAGATTCAATTGGAGCGCCTGGATCACCTACTCGTAATGCTTGTCCTAATGCAGTGCTACCAGGAGTTGTTCCAGGTTGACCTGTAGTTGTTACCGTTCCCGATTGTGGGCTTGAACCACTAATTCCAGTAGATCCAATTTGAGATGATGTTGATTGAGGTGAAAATAAATTTGACACATTTTGACCAATAAATGCTCCGCCTACACTTTTAGCAATTTGATCTGATTCGCTTAATCTTTCACCTGCTGGAGCGCCAAACAATGCTTGAGTAGCGCCACCCGTAACACCACCAATTTCACCTTGTTTTAAAGATTGATTTAAGTTTGATCCAGACAATTCTGCTTTAGTAAATCCTTGAGTAGCTCCACTAGCAGTAGCTCCAGCCACAGGAGATCCTGTAGCACCACCAACCGCACCGCCTACTTCTGCTCCTACTGCGCCAGTAGCCGCTCCTACACCCGCAGCCTCTAATATTTTTATTGGATCACCTGATTTTTGAGCTTCAGACAAAGCTCCAGAAGCAGCTCCCACAGTAGCAGCTCCCACAGTGGTTAATGTAGCAACGCTATATCCAGCAGCAACCGCTTCAATTGCATCTCCATAACCTAAAATTAAAGCGCCCATTTCAGGACCAGCCACTACAGAAGCAGCTACGGCAACAACTACCATAATTACAGGAGCAGCAGAACCCATTATAGTTTCCCCTCTTTAATCAATTCTTCAGTTAATTTTCCAGCAGTAATTCCATTTGCCAATAATTGATAATCAATTCCCTCTCCTTTAGGAGCTTGATCTGGTGTCAAAATACCGCTTTTTATAGCAATTTCAATAGCCATTGGATACATTTCTGGTTTTTTCACCGCTTGTCTAGCGTATTTTGCAGCCATAATAATCTTTTGTGGGTCTGCACCTGATGTTTTAATAATCTTCAGCAAACGATCTTTTACTTGTTGAATTTCAGGGCTTGACTTAGGCTGTCCTTTGTTTGCAACTAAATCCATTACATCCTGGTTAATAGGTTGCGTAGCTAAAGCTGGATTTTCCATTTTTTTTGGGGAGGGGGAAGCGTTATCCATATTTGCCTATGAAAGGTTAAGGGCAGCAGCAATTTGCTGATGAATGTACAAGTGGGAAGCTATCCAATCGTAGAAATCATTTTCATTATTAAAGTCCACATCCAACATATTGAACGGGTTATTTAATCCTAATAACGATGAAAAAGCCTGATGCTCGACCTGATGAGCCAGTAACCAATCATCTAAATTGTCTGTATCAGCATCCGTTATAGGGAAAATAGGCACTGAAATGCCCTTATCCATGAAAGTATCTTGAAATAACTTGTGTTGAGTGCCATTTTCAAACAAAAACTCTCCTAGCGAATCTTTATCGCCATATTTCACAATGGAAAGCGTTTCAAAATTCACTTGTCAGCCTTTGTATCGAGCTTATCAAAGATTCTAGCTAACATTCCCTTGATCTCCGCAATATCAATACGGTAATCATCCTTCATTACATAGCCTTTTTCAATCTCCTTGACATCATCACGAAGATCTCGCACAGCATCCCATAAGACCTTAAGAACCCACCCGACTAGAGTTCCCACAAGGGTAGCAACGATATTAAACAAAAATTGGCTATCCATGTTAGACCGAGTAGTAAGGGATTTTGTAGTTAGTGCCGTTAATGTTTAACACCAAATACCCCAATGGAACTAATGGCAGTGAGCTTGTGTTAAATGTTGCATTAGCATTGGTTGTGCCAGCATAAGCATTGATGGTAACGGTGTTGTTAGCATTAACCACCATTGCATCGGTAGTAGAGTTATTAGCTACAAAATGCACTGCATTGTTGCTAATAGAACCAATGTACACATCTGATCCACCGCCATAAAAATAAGCAGAGTTAGATTTATAAAAGTTACCTGTACCGACATAAGTACTTGAAGTAACACCAAAATCTGCATAAACAGAACCAGTGTCATTAACTGCTACATAGTCAGAAGAAGCATTATTAAGATTGCTGCTGTTTTGTAAAATTATTTGCGTTGAATTATTTGCAGAATTTGCAAAAGAAGCCACAATCCCCACATCTGAATAAGACAGGTTTCCATAGGAAAATGCGCCAACATTAGATGATGCAATAATGTTAGATGTAGCAATTTGATAAACAGCGTTGTCATAAGTCACGCTTGTGTTACCACCAGTAATAGCTACTGCGTTGGCATTTTGGGTAGCCATCGTACCCAAGCCTGTAACATTGGCTGCTGGAATAGATCCGCTAGTAATGGTGACATTTTGTAGCGTTAAGTTTCCAATAGTAGATGCAGTTGATCCTAAAGAAACGCTAGTGTTTCCTAAGGTTACAGCGCTGTTAGATAGCTGACTGTTTGCAATACCGCCTAGAGTACCGCCAAGAGTAAGGTTTCCTGTGGTCGTGACATTACCAGTAAGCGTAATGCCGTTGACAGTACCGTTACCGCCTACTTGCGTGACTGTACCGTTACTACCACCGCCACCACCCGTTCCGCTTGATACGACCTTGAGAACCATTTTTAAACTCCATCGCCAGGGGTAATATAAACGACTGCATTAGCCGTACTTGTGCCAGTAAAGTAAGCATTGGGAGCAAAAGTTAAAATCTCATCTGTACCCGCTAATAATGGAAAAGCTGTACTGCTAGTGGTTACATTGGCTGAGTTGGTAGTGGCATTAGCAGCATCTACGCCATAACCCAAAAACACAATAGTAGTACCAGAGTTAATAATTCGATATTGATTACCACCCAAAGTAGTAGATGAACACTGAACAGGCGTTGGAGCAGCTACTCCAGCCGTAAAAGTAACGGTATTGCCTGTTTTGCAGAAAGCGTTAATTCCCATTTTGAACCTCCGTTGCTACTTGGCTTGGTGATTTAGCCCATGCAATATTGCTCATAATAGTTTGTACGGCATCTACATCGGATGCACCAGTAATAGCAGTGCGAGTGGAATCAGCAGTTGCTCGAATTGAAGCTCTCCATGCGTTCCAATCAGGGTTTACAGGAGTTGAAGTTTCAATACCTTTTACGACCATCCAATCAGATGGTTGCAAGATTGAATAAGCCGTATCGTTAATTGTATTAAGAGCATTGGCTTTTACAGTAGTTAAGTCTTTTGGAGTATTAGTAAAACTAATATCCACTTGATTGGTCTGTGCGTTATATACAGGCGCATCTTGCTGAACCCAGTAATACTGATCGTTAGCTGGTTGACCATAAACTACATCCACCATGCCGATAGCAGCTTTTTCTTCTGGGGAAGATAGATTTACCCAATTAGAAGGGTAATCAATGCCATCCCAAGAAAACTGACTGCCCGCAGGAATCAGTAATTGAATTATTCCGTTTTGTACGATTGCAAACATAATTACCTCGCTAAAGAATATTTAAAAGGGTTTTCTGCAAATGCGGCATAGATGTAGGTTTGAGCTTGATTTACAGCAGCTCCGTTGTATCTTAGTTTAAATCCATTTGATAAAAAATCCATTGTTGCAAATGACGCTTCTGCATTACTTGTATTTGGATTTAAATATGCAGATGCTACATTGTATGGGTCTCTAGCACTATCCATTAACCACCAATTTTCAGCGCTTGTTGAACTTTTTATTAATACATATCTAGGTCTAAACCCTGTGTAGATAAACGGACCATCATTAGAATTGTTACCTGTATAGCTACCAAATGCGGAGTAGCCAGCGATTGGCGCCCAGCAGTAAATGACATACGGTATGGTACTTGAATTTGAATTGCTATTATTACCAATTGAAAATACAGATGATGTTGGAGATGTATTTTGCCAATAACCAGAACCGCTAACAGCGGCATTAGTTGTATTTAAAATTAAACCGCCAGTATTCCCAACTGAAACATGATAAACAAACCAATTATTTGTATCAGTTCTTCCTTTGACAATCATCATGCTTGGTGCTACACCCAAGCCATGTCCTACTGTGGCATTTGCACCTGTGCCAGTATAAGTAACAATACTAAATCCAGCAGAAGCATTAACGCTTACTGTTGATGTAATAGAACCATTTGTATTAGATGATGTAGAACCTTGACCAGCTTGCCATTGCCAGCCGACATAAGTGGCTGTATTGTTGTTGTAAACAGTATCAGAACCTAATGACCAACCATTGCTGTTAAATGCAGTCAAACCGTTTGTATCTGTTGTTTCTGCGCCAGTTGTGTCAGAAATAAGTCCTTTTTGTACACCTCTTACAGAATCAGTAAGTTTATGGTCAGTTGCAGCACTACGAGATTTTACCCATACAAAATCAGGCTTAAAACCAGCACTATTTGTAATAGTATTAGTGCTTCCATTACCAGTATATAAAGTAGCATCCATTACTGTATTACCTTTAACAATAGTGCTAGTAGGTAAGTTATAAGTATTGAGTGCTACAAAGCCTGTTGGTGGAGTGTAGGTGAATGGCTGTTGACCGAAGTTGGCGTATCCACCATAAGTAGCTGCTCCACGACCTGTCATAAAGAATGTTAAATTAGTTGTGGTTGTAGAGTAAGACACAGCACCTTGGCTAACTCCATTTTTATAGAATGTAACCGTTAAATTTGTTGCATCTAACGCAATTCCAATAACATCATTAGTTGTGTAGCTTGAACCATATGCAGAGTTAGTAGAGAAACTATTTACATCTTTAGTTCCGTCACTCTTATAGCCAACCGCTAAATTAGTATTGTTATCACAAACTCCAAGCTCAACAGTTCCTGATATAGCCGTATAAACCATTTCGCAATAAAACTTACCAGAACTAACAGCTATTGTGCCAAATGCACCATTACCGTTATTTGCTTTGGTTAAGTTTCCATCAGATAACCCAATGCTACCAGCAGATAAATTTAAGTTTAATGGGTTAAAGGTGCAAAAGTTCGCTGTTGTAGTGCTGGTCAGCGTTGGTACATCAGTCATTGAATCGTAAGTGCTACCAGCAGTTAAGCTAATGTTGTTAGGAGTCCAGTTATTACTATTGCCTGATTTATCGAGGCATAGATTGGTCGTGCTGGAGTTGTCAGAGAATGGCAGATAAAAGCCATTAGTGCCGTATGTGCCTGTGTATTTAGCTGGTTGCCATACACCAGTAGTAGCGTTTGTAGAACCAAATGAAGATGGGGTAAGGGCTTGACCATCAATAAAATTGGTTTCAGCTAAATAGCCGTCAAATAAAGCACTAGTATCATATACATCTCTACCAATACCTTGGTTTTGTGCAACATTTATTTGAGTATTGCCGTTCTGCGATGGGTAAGTTGTTGATGAAAATGAAGTTATTTGAACTCCGTTTACATACATTTTTACTCGGTTTGCGGCAGTGGCTTGTGTTGTATCTACTGCCAAAACAATGTGATACCAAGCAGATGGGTCTCTAAATACTTGGGTTGTTGTAACTGAGCCGCCAGCCGTACTATCTGAAAACTGAAGCGTATTGGAATTTTTTAGTTGAAATAATGTGTATGTACCAGCCGCAGGTCTTGATGTTAACAATGGCATATCGGAGCCATTCACATTAGCAAGGCTTGTTTTAACCCAGCCAGACCATGTATATGTCTGTCTGTTTGTAGTGGTAGCTGGCGTTCTATTTAACCATGCACCAGCACTACTTCTAAACCTTAAAGATTTAGTTAAGTTATAAGCGTTGCTGGCTGAACCAGTTTTGCGTGAGCTAAACATTAGAAATTCTGTCCGTAAACCGCACCATAGGTGACATTACCGTCTTGGTAAAAGTTAAATATGTCCACTTTTCCAGTAGCAGCAGTAGCCGTTGGAGTAGTGTTTCCAGCCCACTTAATTGCTGTACCACCTGCCCAAGCCACAGTGCTATTGCTTGTGTAATAGGTCTGGACAGTAAAGCTCTTACCCGCTACAGAAGCTGGCAAGGTAATTGTGGTAGCTGCGTTGACATTGATGTTTTGGTAAGTACCACCCGTCAAACTAATGGTCACATTACCTGTCTGACTGACATAAGTTTCGGTGTAGTTGGTAACGGTAGTATTGGTTAGTGTCACATTACCTAAAGTGGTAACAGTGTTTCCTAGCCCTACAGTGGTATTACCGATGGTTGCACCAGTATTGAAGTCGGCATCAAGGTTAGACAACGGGATTGCCGTTGTTGCATTGCCAAATATAAACGGAACTCCAGCCATTTTAGAACCTCACTCTTAATTCATGTTCAAATTCAAAAGTGTTAACTACAAAACCAGCCGAGTTGGATGTCTGTGTTAACCCTAAATATTTACCCCATTGTTGCGCATCTGATTTGTATAGTTCATAGCCTATACCACCTATCCAAGATATTACAGTAGAACTGTTGTTAATCCAAGGGATGGTGGTGTTAGATGTGTTATACCAAGTAATGTAATTTCCAAGCGTATAAACAGGGCTAGATCCTGATTCAGAATCCACCGTTACATTTAATTCCACGCCAGAAGTTGTTGTTGCTTCAACCGCAAATTTTAAGGCTTGTTTGGTGCGAATTGGATCGCTCATTGGCAACAAAGCAGTCTGAATACGGCTAGTAATGCCAGATGTCGCATCCGAATACAGCCTGTACAAATCACGACCTCTTGTGCCGTACATGGTGATAATTCCGCTTACGGGTACAGAAGTGGTGTACTGAAGATCATTGCCTTGGCTTGTAATAAACCATTTTTTCTCAAAAAAGACTACTTGGATGTACCGATAGCTTTGAGTAAATATGGCATCGTAGTATCTAAAATTGAACGAAGCGCACAAAATGTTGTTTAAAAGCACCTGACCAGCAGTAACTTCCTCGGTAGCAAAGTCAATATTGGGGAACATTCCGTCAAGCGGATCAGATATTTTGCTAGTAGTTGAACCCACTAAAGCATAAATACCGTAGTTGTTCATAAACAATACCGACCTAAAGTAAGGAAAAATGGCATAAGCCAATTTAGACCCTACCGATGCGCTCACATTGGTATTAGTAAATAAAGTAGAACCGCTAGTAGTAACCCTAACATCCGAAAAGACATTGATGGAATCATCCCCAAAAATATACAAAAAGTTGTTAGCAGAAAGAAGCTGCTGTATGTTGCCATGTAATGTACTGTCCGTTAGTGTTACAGATCCCGCAGAAACGCTTGTAAAGTCGCTATACGACCCCGCAGCGCTGTAGTAGATAGTTCGCCCTTGGGCAATCCAAACTCGCCCTGAGAAACTCGCTATTCCTACATTTTGCTGAGTGTTAATGTTGGCTTTTAAAACAGCTCCCGATCCACCACCACCTGTAATGGTTGCCGTAATGTTGGCAGAGTTGGTATAGCCCGTACCGTTATTGGTCATAATGACCGAAGTAACAGTGTTTCCTGAAATAATAGGTGTTCCCGCAGCTCCTGTACCGCCACCACCTGAGATGGTTACCCCAATATTGGCTGCGTTGCTATAGTTAGCTCCACCTGAAATGACATTGACATAGACCGTACCCGTAGCAAAAGTAGTAATTCCCGCTACCGCAGAAGCTCCCGATCCACCACCACCGCTAAAGGTGACGGTTAAATTAGCGCCATTGGTATAGCCAGAACCGCCATTTGATAAAGAAACAAAACCTACAGTGTTGCCACCGCTAACTAAACTGGATGTAGCATTGGCTTGAGTACCGCCTGTCTGGTCATATCCAGAGATAACAACGGTAGGAGCAGTGGTATATGCTGATCCTGGATTCGTAATGCCAATTGATCCTACTGAACCAATAGTGACTACATTGTTGCCATCCCAAGAAAAATACCCCTTGGCTGGATCAAGAATGAGCATCCTGTCGTTGTACCATTGGGTAATATTGATTGGATATTGATTAGAAACAACGGAGCTAGAAAAAGTACCCGCAGTAGCTACCGTACCCTTGGCTTTAGTGGCAATGTTGTAATACTCAGCGCTACCATCGGTCAAAAAGGCTACTACATAGTCTGTAACATCAATATTGCAAGATGCCAGATAAATGACATCATTTGAAAAAGTAACCGCCACATTAGAAGCGTTTTGAACTGCTGAACTATTGGGTGTAATTTTAATGTTACCAAAACCAATAGGCTGTGCGTTTTCTAGCCAAGAAAATTCAGATTCATCAATGGCTGTACGGTTTGCCTTGGTATTAAGCCCTTTAAACTGCTTAATGACCTGGTAGGATTTTTTCTGTTCGGCAGCAGCCATAGTTACATTGGGCTACTGTAAACGCTAGGAATCCTACGGGTAAATACTGAGTTAAGCACTGAAGCACCTTGTTTGTTGTACTCTTGCTTATAGATTTCAGCTTCACCGTAGCTCTGTTCGTAATACTTGGCTAAATAAGCTGCGTAAAACTTAACCATTGTTGAGTAAGGATCGTTAATCACATCCGTTACCGTTGGGGTGTTTAATGACAATGGATTAGGCAAAACCACGCAATCAATCTCAATTTGATAGACTTGATCGGGTACTGGTCCTAAATAAATTTGTCCTTGACCATAAATACTAAAGGCTAAAGGTCTGCCAATATAGTTTTGCCAAAAGCGCAAACGGGCATTAAAGTCTGTCCATGCTAAATAATCCATTGGTACACGAGTATTACCCCAGTACAGATTGATATTGATAATGTCTAAAACTGTATTGCCACTAGAAGGCGCTAATGGGCTTGATCCCATCAATTGGGTTAAAGCTGCATAGCTTATATTTTCACAATTACCGACATAAGTTAACTGGGCTGTGCCATCTGCAAAAGGAGCAGTAGGTGGGTAATTGCTGTAATTGTTTGTACCGTTAGCTGGATAGGCAGGTGCTGTAGATCCTGAAGTTCCAGCAGTAGTGTATTGATAAATAAAGATATTTGAAAATACAAAACTATTTAAAGTGACAGCAGTATTGGCTACCCAAGCTGTTGGGTTGGTCGGACTAACGCCACCAATGGTTGCTGTAGGTGCGACTTGACAAGGTGTTTGCGTAACAATAATTTCACGCAAGCATCCTGTATCTCTGACAGCTCTTTCTCTGGCAGAGTTGATGTAATCGGTTAACTGCGAATCGCTATAAAAATTCCCGTTAGCATCATGCAGTAACCTACGGACTTCCGTAATGTACGAATTAAGCGTTGCCATTTATTGACCATAACTCATGCTACCGCTTGAAGGACTTTTCCCCCGCCCTTCCTAGAGGTTGG